GAATCCATGCAGGAGGTGAACCTGGCAGTTACGCCACTTTTCACGTCCATAAGCTCATTACATGTCGTGTCGTTCCTTTTTTTGGGAACAACAACCCGAACGACTTGAACTTCCCTGGCAATTCTTGCTGGGAAATCGTTGACAACTCAACTGTTGAGAAGTCCTCGTCTTCCGTCCGTTTTACTGGTGATAGTGCCCTTGTTGGCACTATACCAAGGATGGAGGTGTATTCAAGTACCATAAATGGTGAGCTTCGTTAATTCGAAGCCGACTCCGTGCCTAATTTCGTTAGTTATAGATTCGCTGATAAGCGATATCTCAACCGACGTACGGACATACACCGTCTCCAACTGGAGAGACTTATGCCCGATATTAGGCCATCCTCGTTCCTAAGCTCCGCTGATGCGCTTAATACGCATCTTGAAACGTTGAGTACTAATCATATTCAAACGCTTCAGAAATTGTCGGATATCTTAGGCCTACTACCAGATCTCGTGGAAATCCCCCGGATGATCAAAAAGATCGCCGATGGGGATTTTTCCGTGATTCGCGACCTCATTGATTACGTCACTGACGCGATCCTGAGATACCGCTTTTCACAGAAACCTGCTGAGAAGGCGCTCAAGGAAATCCTTGGCGCCGACATTGACGCAGGTCTGCAAAATTTGGTAAGGAGCAATAGTTATACCATCTACGGGAAGTTTGAGTACGTCTTTCCAGACGAGCTCAATCCTTACGGCGATGGCAGACTAGAGCTTATGACTAGGTCGAAAGTCCGAATTACTCAGGACTTCTCGACCCTCGTGGAGAGTCTTCTCATGGCGAATAGCGTGGGCTTGTTACCCACTCTATCTCGCATATGGGAGATCCTCCCTTTTTCATTCGTGGTGGATTGGTTCACAAGTATGAATAAGAGGCTAAAGCTGGTTGATACACAGCTGGCCTATATGGCTATGCGCACCGATTGGTGTTTGCATAGCTACAGGCTAACCTATTATCCATCTGATACGGCTCTAGAGGCATATAACCTTGAAAGTCCTAACTCAGAAGAACCCTTCCGAATCTCGGCGTATGTACGCGAAAAAAGCGTGTATATGCCAAGGCTCCGTGATAGTCGCCTAGATTTTTTGGCGACAGGTGGTCCTAATCTTGTGACCGCGGGAGCTCTCGCTTGGCAGTTAATCACCTGACAAGCTTTAAGCCCAACTCAGTATTGACTGAGTATCATCATCTTTTAGCGAAAGGCTAAAGACAATGTCCACGACAGTTGGTTTATCCAACATGCCATCCAGCACTACGGACGTAGCTGTTGCCTTCCTCAATCAGGCAAACTTGCGTGAGCGTAAATCGTCTCAGCAAGGTAACCAGATTTCTACCGAATACGTTTACGCATCCGGTGATCCGACCTACGAGACATCTGTTCTTGTAACATCCGCTTTGGATGAAAAGAACAATGTGCTTCGCTCATCGATCTCTCTACGTACGGTTCAAACCGTTACCGTAGACAGCGTCGTGACGGAGGTTGACCAAGTTATAGCTTCGCTATCTTGGACTACTCCAGGTCGCACAGAGGACACCACTAAGGTGTTGGCAATGCTGGGGACGCTGTACTCACTCGCCTTTAACGGCGTTACGAGCAAGGTGCCCAATACAGGTACAATTGATGCCATTAATCGTGGCATCACTGAAGGCCTGTTCAGCTAATGTCCCATCAAGGAGCAACGTTGCTCCTTGACGGAGGGAGGTTCAGTTACTCAACTGACTCTCTCTCGTTCTCCCCAGAGCTTAGCTATGGAAAGAACGAGCACTTCCTCAAAGTGTTCGCCCTTACATATGTTAGGTTTCTAAGTGACAGTCCACTTCGAAGGTCTACAGGTGATAAACCTGCCAGAATCTATAAGAGATTCTTGGGACGTCTCACGAGCGAATCGCTCGTTGACGTCATAAAGACCTTCTCCGGATACGCCGACGAAATCATGCTCAGAACTTCCCTTACAGGAAGCGATGAGTATTATAACGACGGTCAGAATGGGTCAACACCCATATTCTGCGATAACATGAAAGATACTCCTATTTTTAAGGAGTATTTAACATGGTATCGGACCCGGGACACCAGTTTGTTAAAGTATATCTTAAGTTTCTTGCGTTTCGGCAAGAAGCTCTCGTATATCGATGACGAACTTGACGCCACCGCGTTTCACGGTTGGCAAAGTGTCGAAGAACGACTGCGTACGCTTGAGTTTGCTGATGATGATATTTGCTCATTGCGAAATATCATCAGTGAGCTGTTACCTCGGCTAGATACAACTTTACTCATCCCAAGGTTTGGGACCGGTAAAGTAGCCGAGCGTGATATTAAAGATGTATACGATAAGCTTGCCAAGCTTAAAATACATCCAAAGATAGCGTACGCCTTCTTACGAAAATCCAGCTTCAGGTTGGATGAAGGCTCGAGCGAGGTGCTCAACCTCCTCAACTTAGAAGACAGAACTAGTCTAGACATCGGGAGACTGAAGTTTGTCCCAAAAGACATAACCAAGTCTCGCTCCATTTGCATGGAGCCGAACATCTTTATGTACTTCCAACAGGAGGTACTCAGATGGATGGTCGACGCTATGGAACGTGGTCGAATCCGTAAGTTCGTTAACTTGCGTGATCAGACTGTGAACCAAGATGGTGCACGCCATGGTAGTTTATACCACAGCGTTGACACTATCGACTTAAGTTCTGCATCAGATAGCGTTCACTGGCAGTTAGTCCGTCGCGTTTTTCCACGCGATTGGGTTTTCTACCAACTGGCTACACGCACCAATAAAGTGCAGGTTAGCTCAGGTGACGTCATCTCAGTGAATAAGTTTGCGCCCATGGGAAGTGCAGTTTGCTTCCCGACGCAATGCATCTTATTTACTGCAGCTAGTTTGTATGCTAGCTGGATGGTTCATACTGGACGAACTAGCGGTAACGTTAGTCGAGCGGAAGCAAAGCGGTTAATCCGTGATGCTGATGTAAGACTCCTTCCTAGCTCTCCATTTGGACGGAGGCATGAAGGTCCGCTAGTTTACGGTGATGATATTATTTGTGACAGTCGTGTCACGGATAGTCTCATCACCCTGCTGTCGCGTCTAGGATTCGAGGTGAATGTTGGCAAATCATTCACCAAGTCTCAATCATTCCGTGAATCTTGCGGGGTGTATTGTTACGAGGGTTCTGACGTGACGCCAGTATTGTTCCGTATTCCCTATCTACGGAGGGGAAAATGGGATGCGAAGGTGTATGCTTCTGTAATTGGGAGCATAAATCAGTGGCGTAGCAATGGTTACCACACTATTGCGACGTTCTGGTTGTCTATACTTAAGGATTATGGGTTTACTACACCATTACCTTTTGTAACGACCACCGACGCCTTCGGCCTCTTCACGGTTAACAAACACCGTCCTAAGCCGAAGGCTCTTCGCTGGAATGCCGATTGGCAAGTCAACGAGGAGCGAGTACTTGGTATTGGTCCGAGGGTGCCGAGAAGTAAAATACCTCCTCTTCTAGAGGAGTATCGGCTAGACCAATGGTGGAGAAGTAGAATACGTGGGCGATCCACTCTCCAATTTTCGGAGGGCCTACGAATTCGGCCGCAGGAAACGCGGCTCGTACCACTTTGGGCACGGTACGAATTGTAAACCTGTTGCGGGGGAATGAGATCGACTTATGTCCTAACGGACTAGTAGATCGC